GTGTGCAGGGTTCTATTATTTTTTATTATAGCATAAAGAGCATCAAAAGTCAAACAGCAAAATATACAAAAAAGCAGCCGTTTCCTGAGATGATCAGTTTCAGGGAACGGCTTTTTTCCACAATTAGTAGGTTGGAAAAAATAAAAAAATTTTCATCCGGTACATCCGGATTGAATGAATTTATTATATCATGTTTTTTCACAGTTTGTCAATCTGATTTGTTGTCGAATTTTGTAGTTTTTTGTCGATGCTGGAAACATGCTGCAAAATCTGTTTAAGTGTGTCATTATCACTGGTATCTTTTTCAGTGTCTGAAGTGTTCTTTTTGGTGTCCTCTGGAGTGGTTGTTGCATTTTTTGCAAATCCATTCAGACCAGCGTTTTTGATGATTGTTGGGTAATCTATGTAGCATTCATCTAAATCAACGTCCCCGTTAATACCACTGATCGTTCCGCACCCCTTCTGCCAGATGCCATAATCGCCAGAATAACCGCATTCGCCGCTATAATCCGCACACCAAACGGTATACCGATTTCGCACCGATTCAGTGACATAATTTTCAAGGTAAAAGGTAGAGCAATACAAGCCAGCATAATAGCCAGCCCGTTCCAATGTGCTGCAAAACGCTTCAACCATTTCGCTGCAAACCTGTTTTCCAAGAGCAAATTGCTTCTTTTCTTCCAAATCGAAATAAATTGGATATGCAAACTGCTTACCCTGTAGAACTTGCAAGCAGACACTTGCTTCCTGCCTTGCCTCTGCTGCACTCGTGGCATAACTATACCAAAACGCACCGCAGGGGATGCCGCTTTTCTGACAACCAGCATAATTCTCTTCAAAATAATCATCAACCTGATTCTTCAAGATTTTTCCGAATCCGGCACGAATCAGAGCAAATGAAACTTTTCCAGACGCTTTTACTTTTACCCAATCAATCTTCTGCTGGCAGTATGATACATCAATCCCATAGAGGATATTTTTTGCAGATGTCAAACCAAAATACTTGTAAAAATCATCTGTAATCGTGCCATTGCCCTTTGTTTCATCGCCTAACCAGCGGTATCCTGTCCGCACATCCAGATGTGTGTACTGGTAGGCTGCTGTAATGTTGGCAATACCGCCGAAACCTAAGTCTTGAGCCTTGCAACACACTGTCTTGCTGCTGATTGGCTGCCCATCCTGCCCGTAACAACAAATATCCGCAGCAGTGCCTTTGGTATGCTGACCGCTGCTCGTACCGCCTACAGCTTTATCGTGTTCTGGGCAGCGGTAGCCGCTTGTCACAATGATTTTGCTACAGTTCAGCGTGGTGTAGAGAGATTCCAGCTTGTCGACCAATTCAGATGCAATCAAAGTTTCATGAGTTTTCCCACATTGACAGCGAAATTCACGAGCGTTGAAATGCGGGGAAAGCTGTGTGCTATCGTTGTAGTCATAATGATTGACTGACATCGTATCATCCTTTCATAATGCCGTCCGGCAGCCCTTCCGCTGTCGGGCGGTTTTTTTATTTGTCTTTTTTCTGCAATACATCAATCGCTTTCCGGAGCGGTTCAGGGAACTGCACACCCATCAAACCCACGTTTTCAATCATAGAGATCAACTCATTTGCCATAAATGCAATACAAACGGCATCCCGTACATAGGACGTTTGCAGAACAGCATCCACCTGCACAGCGACCACGACCAGTGCAAGCGTTGCCACCTTCCTGCACAGCCCTTTCCACCCGACCTTTGATTGCAGACCGCCGGTTTCTGTTTTTGGCGATTTCCGGAAAATTCCGGCACAGGCTAACCCCATCAGGTAATCAATCGCCATGAAGATCAGCAAGGCTCTGATCGCCGCATCCCAGCCGCCAAACAGCCCGGCAATCAGACCGCCGACCGTTCCGGCTGCTGCACAAATCCATTCTTTCATTTGGTTTCCTCCGTTTTCGTTTCATAGTCGCCGGAAAGCAGCACCAGCATTTCCGGCGTTAAGTCGCCGATTGCAAAGATCTGATATTGACCGCTTTCCAACTGTACGGCTTTAATTTTCGCATTGCCCCAGCCACTCCGCTGAATAGCTTTTCCAGCTTTCAGCTGTTCCATTGCTTCAATAATATTCATTGTATTTTTCCCTCCTTACAAAATTGTGATAGATTGAATCAGCGGATGGCTGTTATTGCTCCGCCCGACCCACACCAAATAATAAGTGCCTGCCGTTACGCCCTCGCAGGGTGTCAGCGTTGTGATATAGTCCGCACTATAGAGCCACTGCAAGGGCAAATCTGTATAACTGCCCTCTGTCTGTGCCTTTGCGAGAATGTCCGCAGCTGTGCCGGTGTCGGATTGTACCAGCCGCAGAATACCGACCTCGGTACTGCCAGCAAGGAAACGGATTGCAATTTGCGTGGATGCTGTCACGCTGATCGGCAGCGTGCAGCAGGTGTATACCTGCAAATCCCATCCAAAAACGGTTGTTCCATAGTTCAGAGCGTAGTTGTTTTTAGAGCTACAGAAATCCGCATGCAGGGAAGTAAAATCCGCCACGCTGTAAATCGTACCGTTGTAAAGCAAAGATACCTTGTCCCGATGGGCTGCATCATACAGCACGGTTGTGGTGGGAGATTCACCGCCGGAAATCGCAAGAACCTTCGGCACGAGTGTATTAAATTTTTCTGTGGCTGTTGCCGTCACGCCCTTTGTGGTCAGATTCGCTGCAAGCTGCTGCCGCAGTTGGTTTAGTTTTGTCAGCTGCTCTGTAATTGTCACCGCCATGTTACACCTCCACCATCGTTGCAAGGGCTGTAGATAGATCGCCGATGCTGTTCTCTAAAGCTTTGATACGGGTTGCAAGGCTGTTGTCCGCTGCCTCTCGCTCCGCAGTCACTTTGGAATAGGTGCTGTTTAAGTAAGCCTCAATGCCATCCAAAAAATCTTTATTGTCATGCGTATGTGCAGACGCTTTGAGTGTATCCACATCCGGCGACAAATCCAGCACAAACAACCCGTCTGGCACAATATCCAGAGCGTTGTGAGATACCGTACTGATGGACGGCAATACCTGCCATGTTTGCTTGCCTGTTACTGTAACCAGCTTTGCGGTGCAGTATTTCGCTGATTCACCCTCTTCACCCCCCGGTGTGTAATCGCCCCAAGAGGCAGTCTCTCCGCTTGTTCCATTTTTGATGGTTGCTGTCGTTGTTCCGTTTTTATCGGTAATAGAGATAACAGCCCCGGCGTCTGTTTCTGTAACGGTTGCTGTTGGGGAGTAACCGTCTGCACCATCCTTGCCGTCAACCCCGTTTGTCCCGTCTTTGCCGTTTACGCCGTCCTTGCCAGGTGTTCCGGCGTCGCCTTTTTCTCCTTTTTCGCCACGTTCTCCCTTTTCTCCGGATGTTCCCGGTTCGCCCCGGTCGCCTTTTTCTCCGGGGTCACCTTTTGCCCCGGTTGCTCCCGGCTCGCCGGCATCTCCCTTTTGTCCCTTTAAGGATGTCAGCCAGTCTGCTTCTGTTCCGGTAAATCCATTCTGCAAGGCGACTTCATAGGCAGATTTTCCGGCTGCTCCACGGCTGCCCGTGTCGCCCTTTTCACCGTTGTGCAGTTCTGCGGTCGTTGTACCGGTTGCGTCTGTTACGGAGATGGTTGCACCCGTTTCCGTTTCTGTCACGGTTACCGCTGAGGAGATTCCATCTTTCCCGTCCTTGCCGTCTTTCCCGTTTTGTAGTCCGGCAGCTTTTTTCTCCAGCTCTTGTAAGAGCTGAGCATACAAGTCCGGTGTCGGTGGGATGGGTGTCACACTGTCAGAAACAAAGCCAGAAGGCTTGATATGGAGGGAAACCGGAATGGTAGTTGCACGGAGAGCTTTCGTGTCGGAAGGAGCATACCCGAACACACTCAGTTTCATCGTACCGGCTTTGCATTCAGAGGGGAGCAGGCAGGATTTTCCATCCGTTCCTAAAATCAGATTGTAGGTTTCGCAACACTGCGTAATCTGTACAACTTTATGCAGTCCTTCCCACGCTCCATCAAATACAAAGTGCAGCGGTACAAAGGCAATCTGATCCGCTGCAATGGCATCCCGTTCCAGCAGTTCTATTCGCTGTTTCTGCACGAAAAATTTCATCATGCGGTTTCCTCCTTCCACACGTTATTTTCACTATCCCAAACAAAAGCCCCGTCTACACAATTGATTCGCTGTAAATAGCCGTTATGATAGTTATTCTTTGCATCCGAGGTCATCCAGTTGGTGGGCTTTGTGATGGCGTTCCACTGTTCTTTTGTTCCCTCGTATGTGATAGCGGTTAAGCTTTCACAATAGGAAAGCATGTTAGAACCAAAAGTTTTACAATTTACGGAAATTGTAAGATTTTCCAACGCTGAGCACCACACAAACATAAAAGAACCCAGCACACTACTTTCTGCACGAACGGTTTTCAATTTCGTGCATGTAGAAAGAAAGTAATCCTCAATTACAGATACACGAGCGGGAATGACGAGTTCTGTAATATTCGTTTGCCGCAGAGCATTTCCACCAAGTTTTTGTATGCCTGCCGGAAGAGTCAGTTCTGTTAGTCCCCCATAAGATTGGAATCCGCCGGAGCCTTGTGCAAAGATGCGGTATCCCAACTCGGTCAACGTTGAAGGAAGTGAAATCGTCTGCATATTCTGGCAGCGGTAAAAAAGGGCATTCCCCAACTTCGTAATGCCTTCTTGTACAATTACAGATTTGATTTCTGGCATGTTGTAAAATACAGATTTTGGCGTGCTTTCATCGCTATAGTCGTAGGTTGCACCAGAGCCTTGCAGCAAAACATGACCGTCTGCATAGCGGATATAATAGACATCTTCGCCGCATTGTCCAGCGGCAACCACGTCAGAAGTAAAGGCTTTTAGCTTTTCTTCCAGTTCTGC